AGGCAGGGCACCACAATAAGGGTATTTCAGAATGGTATAAGTTTGGGGTCTGCCACAAATAGTAGGAATTGGAATGTTAATAACAGTCCATTTTTAATCCAGGTAGATACTACTGCTTCTAGTTTTGGTATTGCATCTGGAGGTGCATGGTTAGATGACTTCAGGGTAACAAAAGGTATAGCGCGTTATACCGGCACGTTCACTCCCCCGACAACAGAAGCTCCAGTTCAATAGCTTTTTAACTATATGATGATAACAGTGTGAACGTTATCAGGTTATGGTACTATATAAGATGAAATAAAATTATTACGCAAAATGGCTCAACCAAGTGGATTTACGCATTTTCAAGTAGGTCTTGCCAGACAGGCTAATTTATTATTTAATGCTGCCACTGCTGCCTCTGCTGGCGGTAAGATAAGACTCTGTACAAGTGCTGCTAACTATACAGCTACTAGCACAGCGATCGCAAATGAACTATCTGGAAATGGATATCCTGCTGGAGGTTTGTCATTAACAGTATCTACCTCAGCTTGGAATACGGCATCCAATCACCATAGAGTTAGCTTTAGTGATGTTATTCTTACTCCTACAGCCAACGTTAGTTTTAGATTTGCTGTACTTACCGATGCTGGTAACAATTTAATTGGTTTTTGGTCTTGGACGGCAGATGAAAACCTAATTGCCAATATTCAATATCCGTTCCAATCGTTGTACTATTTCACAAGAAACGCCGTCTAGAATATCTGAAAAAGACTCGATTTAGAAAAAAGCTCATAAAGTTGTGGAATAGAAGATCTTCCAGATGGTTTTACACGCTTGTCAATGTTTACGAAACCTAGCGATATATTGAACGATCGCGTTAAAGAGGCGATCGTTCGGGATTGTATGATCGACGTTAATAATGAACGTTGCGGTTTCGTATTGAAAGATTTATCTGTTATTCCTGTTACTAATATATCTGAAAAATCAAACGATTCTTTTATACCAGAACAAGAATCGTTTGATCGCTATGAAGACGATATTATAGCGATCTATCACTCTCACAATACAGAATACACACCTGGGTATTTGTCATTAAGAGACATCGAACAATCTAGATCTCATCAGATACCCTATATTATGTATCATACTACATTTGATATATGGGATATGTTTGATGCTGACTATATATATCCTTATCCATTAAGAGAACCTGATAATTATGGCACCTTAGATTATCTATTAAATGTACCATTTTCTTGGGCTAGAGCTGATTGTGCTTGGCTCATAAGAGCGTATTATAAAATGTTTTTTAATTTTGATATAACTGATTATCCAAGACCGTTGGGCGATGATTGGTATAAAGAAGCTAGTAAAATTAGTAAGGATGGAATGTATTACGATCTATTACTAAATCATCCAGGGATAACACAAGTTAATACTGAAACCCCTAAAAAAGGGGATATCGTACTAATGCGATCGTTCGGTAGTCGTGTAGCCAATCACAGTGGTGTAATTGTAGAATCTGCTACAAGCGATCGTTATGCTACTATATTACACACGTTAGAATCGGGTACTTTCAGCCGTGTTGACCTATGGAGCGGTCCTAGATGGCATACAGGACGTTTACATTCCGTATGGAGATTATCTCCTAGATAGTGTAGGAAAGGCACTTGTTGGCAATAGAAGATTATTACCAAAACGTAGTTTACAAGATCTTATTGATTTACCGCATTCGTCTTTTGTGGGATCTGCTGTAGCTTGATCAGCTAACGTGAACATATTCGTTCCTGTATATCCACACTCAGGGCCTCTATATTCCCACACACAAGATCGCAGTGCATATCTACTAGGTAAAGTAGCTTGACCGAATTCTAATGGCGATGAGCCCTCAAATGTTATTTGCATCCAAGGTTCATAAGATATTACTCTACTTATTATGTAATCTATTTCTTGTAACTTTGCAGTAGAATCTGGTGTAGATCCACCATCTGTGAATCTAAATTTTGTTCTTATTATTTTTAGAGAAGAACCTTCTAGTCCATCTACAGAGTCAATTAAATTTGATATAACGCCATTAGGATCGCCAACATTGATTTCTAATCTTGGTACAGGACCAGTAGATGTAATTTCTATTGTCTTATGTGTAACAGGGATTAAACTTATGCTACCACCCCAAGAAACTTGTTGATTAGAGAAACGAAATACATCGAATGGATTATCAGGATTAAAACCCCTCAATATGTATATATAAACGTCACTAGATTGATCTAAGCTTATTAAAGACTGTTTGAATTGTGTCATGCTGCGATTATACCTAAACGTCTGTTAAAAGATAGATATAGATTTTGTGTAGCACCTGCGATCGCGGGGGATGATTCGACATATTGACTTATACCACCATTCAGTAGAACACTTGCTACACGTATATAGTAAGTGCCACTAGACAGATTTTCTATTATCAACTCACTAGTAGACACCGACAATATGGGCGACCACGAACCCGTAGCGCCTCGTTTCCATTGAACTTGATAAGAACTTATAAATGATCCGCCTGTTTCAGGTTTACTCCATCGTCCTATTAATTTAAATACATTAGCGCTTTGTTCTACAAAACCGACACCTAAATTTATAGGTGGTGGTGGTATAACAGGAATTTCTTCTTCTTTTTCTGTGGATTCTAATTCCCATCCATTTTCGATTATATTGAATTTGTCTTCTCGATATTCGGTGGCCAGAATTTCTATCAAACCGCTGTCTTCAGCGTCTACTTTTATTACTTGTACTCTATATTTTTTTGTATTTATAACGTCTATAAACCAGTTAGATTCTTGTAGCGGAATTGTAGTAAAAGGAGTTGATACTTGTATGGTATCCGTAGAACCTGCCCCGTTACTGATCGTTTTGGTTTCTATTGTTAAATCTGGCATGGTGCAAGTTATAGAATAACCTGACGCATTTGGTAATATTATTTCTTGATCTAATTCTATCGTTGTACTTGTAGCTGATGTTATCAAACCGCCATAACGTTTTTTAGATCTCTTCCAATCTATGACGTTTATAATATCACCAGGTCGTACAAAAAGTCCAATTAATCTACATTTGAAGGATACGGTTTCTGTTTCTAGGAAATTAGAATAAACCTGATAACGTCCTTGTCTATAGGCTTGACCTCTAGATGTACATCCATAAGCTGCAAAATCAGTTTCTCTATAACCAAATTTTTTAAGAGCGTCTTGTACTTCTACTGATTCTACTGTTTGTCTATAGTAATCATCTGGATCATTCCATGTTACATAAGCAACAGAGTATCTTGTTTGTATATCAGTTGATGAGTAACTGAACATACCGTTTTCTACATCAGCATTAGTAAACTGTTGAATAACATCACCAGGTTTATCCTGCCAGAATTTTAAGCATGTACCATCCCAATAATAATGTGAGTTACAAGCACTCAAAAATCCTTCTAATACTTTATGTGCTGCTTCCCCTTGTTGTAGTACTGTATTACATCTAAATCTACGTTCTGTACCACCAAAACCATTAGTTACAAACTCATTATTATATCTAGATATGTCATATAGATCATACGAGGATACCTGACAAGAATCTATCTGTTTACCTAAACCATAACGATTGTTAGTTAATATGTCATATAATTGCCATACTGGATCAGATGTCGCTATGGGTGGCTCATAAAGAGTACCATCCCATATCCCACTGAAGTCCAAGCCGCGATCTGTGTCGTTTACTACAGCGTTGCTAGGAATGGCTACAGTTCTACCACCAATTTTATACCCTCTTTGTGGTTCACTAGAGAACTGTTCTGCGTCAAATTCAGCACTCACTACAGCCGTATGAGCATAATTTATCTTGGTATCATTTACGACAGTGGTGTAACTTACAAATTGAATAGTATTCTGTAAATTACTGTTAGGTGTTGGTTCTTGTACTAACTTTTCTACTCTTATAGTGATAGGACGGGCAACAGTTGAAAAGTTGGTATAAGCGATCGGTATATTATACTCAAATTCTGTTGGACTAGAGAATTTTACTAAGCGATCTTCAGAATGAACTGTTGCAACACCACCAATATCGGTTAATTGTATCCTAAACGCCATTCGGCTAGAAACTACATCTCCATCTTCTTCATATTGTTGTACCTGAAATGATAGTCTAACTCTTACAAAACTTATATCACTAACAGTGAAAGTTCTTGAAATAGGTATATTATATTTTACTTCTGTATTAACACTGGTTTCAGATGTAAGTCCTTCTTTAACGGTGGCATCTAATAGTCTTTGTGAACCTGTACCATTTCTACTATCCCATTTAAAGCCCGTAAAGTTTTTACTACCATCACTATTACCTACAGGCGTTCTATCCAAATAAATAGAACGATCGCCTT